AGACCGGACTCAAGCGAATTGATCGCCGAGCCAATGGCATTCATATCGTCTGCGTCAACGAAGTCGTCGTTGACCCAATCATCCTTGACAGGCATCAGGCCACCGTCACCGAAGCAANACCGTTGGCGTTCCAAGCAATTGACAACGTNCCACCGTTCGGCGCATAGCTGTCATCGCCGAAATCGACGTAACCGATGAGCGGCTTCGACGAGTCGCTACCGGCAAGATCGACATACAGCACCAGATACCGTGGCGCGTTCGCGCCGATCAAAGTTGCGCTGGTCCAAGCGATGTCGTCGGCGTCGTACGACAGCACGTTCGTCGNCCCGTTGTAGCTGAGCGAGATATTCGGCACCAGCTTGCCGCCAGCGGTGTACCCCGTACCCGAAACCTCATTTGTCACATCAGATTTCCACTGATGGGTGTCCTGGTCCGGCGTGTACGACGAGGTGCAGAGCATCGCCTTCACGTCATCCTCTTCGATGTTCACCAGACCACGGTGCANCGTATCGAACCACTTGCCGTAATACTTTGCGGTAACAGCCATTCAAACGTTTCCTTTCAGTAGCCGGACACTTTCATGTCGTGAGCCTCAACAACATGAGCACTCACNGACTCAACGAGATCCTTTGACAGCCACGCATTCCGGTCAGCGTCCCATTCGATGCAGACCGGCTGATACTGCCCGCACTTCGGGCATGGCACGAGAAGCGTTGCGGTATCAGTCAATCCATCACCCTCACTGATATGCCCTTATCCATACACGCCCAACAGCACCATTACCGCCGTTGTTCCCGCTGAACAGCCCGCCAGCGCCACCAGCTCCCCCACCACCCGGCGCGTTACCAGCCGCACCACCTGAATTCTGTTGTGCGCCACCGTTATATGTGACGCCGTTGTAGGTGTAGCTCTGCGGGTTGGGCGCCTTACCGGCCTGCCCGGCGCCGAAACCGCCTGTGGTGCCGCCAGCGGCGGAGATGCCCCAACCAGACGTGGCAGCACTCGACGCCCCGCCGGGCTGGCCGTCAGAGCCGAGCACGCCACCCGAACCGCCAGCGCCACCGGAACCGACGGTGATCGAAATGCTTGAAGTCGACCAGGGAATGTCCACCCCACGGCGCAGCGTCGCGCATTCCAGGAGCCGCCGTTTCCGCCTGACCCGGCGCCGAACCCTCCGGCGCCGCCGGAGCCTCCGGCCCCGCCGCCGAGACAGACGATATCGAGTCTCAGTGCGTGCGCGGGAATGTTGTAGGTGTGGTTCCCGGCGGTGGTGTACTGCTGCGTGATCGGCGCCATTGGTGGCGGGCCATGCTGCGGCAGGTACATCTGCGCGCTCGCCAACATCGGTTGCGGCACAGACACTTCCGCGCCGAGACCCGGCGACGGCGCCAGCATACCCGCGCTGGCCTGCATGACCGGAACCAGCACCGTCGTGCCCGATGACAGCACCGGCACGTACATCTCCGCATCGGCGTCGAACGGCGCTGGCACAGGAACGATTTCGGTCCATACGTAGACAAACGGCCTGTGCAGCCCCGGCACCGGGCTGAGCAGAAACGGCAACTTGAGCGGAAAACGTTTGACCGCACGGGCTTCCATGATCGGCGGGGACGCAGTCGCGCCGCTGGCCGCCGATGGCCCCTCGACGTTTGCGTCGGCTGCCATGGTCGGAACATGCACCGTGTGCCCGACGGTGATCGTCGGTTCGTACATCTGCGCCGACGCCGTAAACGTCTGCACCTCAACTGATTCGGTGTCCTCGCGCGCTTCGACGTCCGGAGCGTACATCTGCGCCGACGCTTCGATGGTCGGCGCGTCGACGTGTGCATTGATCGCCACAATCGGCTCGTGCATCGCCGCTGAAGCCTCGAAAATCGGCCCCGCGACGACGTTTCCACTCGCTACGGTCAAGTCGTACATGCTCGCCGACGCCGTCATGTCGACCGGCTCGACGGTCGCGCCTGAAGCGACGGACGGATTGTTCAGTGCCGCTGTGGCGCCCATTGTCGGCGGTCCGACAGTCGCTGGCGACAAACGGATTTCAGGAACCAGCAGCTCGGCGCTGGCCTGCATGGCCGACGCCTCGACCGCCGACCCGCTGGACACGTCAGGTGCGTAGACTTGCGCAGCAGCCGAGAACGGTTGTGGTGACACCTGATTCGTGGCCGTGACGGTGGGCGTGAAGAACCCGCCTTTGCCGAGCCGGTGAGGAAGCTTGAACGGCAACGATTTTGCCACCAGTGCGCGCATCGTCGGCGCATGCACCGTTACGCCAATCTGCGGCGTCGGCGTAGGCATATCGGCGGTCGCGGACATCGTCGGCGGCTCAACGGATCTGTCCTCGCCCGACGTGACCGTCGGAGCGTGAAACTCAGCTGACGCCTGCATGATTGGCGCCGTGACGCGTTGCGCTATTTCACCGCCACGCAATTCGGCGTGCGCCGTCATCAGCGCAATAGAGCGAAGACGTGCCGGTAGTTTGAACGGCAGCTTGAGCTGTGGCCTGCCCGGCACCTTGACCGTCGCGCCCGACGTGATCGTCGGTGGGTACATCTGGGCGGACGCCGACATCGCCTCTGGCACAGCAACTTTCTTGATGCCGAACCACCCGGTGTCATGGTGCTGCTCGGGTATCTCCGGCGCATCGAACCAGCCCCGAATCGGCTGCTGTTGCGCCAGTTCGGGATTCGGGGTCCACGGCATATCTCTGTCACACCTCGTCTGGCGACAACTTAAGCAGACGGCCGTATGCCATCACCAGATAGTCACCGATGAACGCGGTCACCCGATTGCCTTCGCCGTCAGAACCCTTGTCGCTGTTGACTTCCAGCCGCCACATCGGCGCACCGTCCATCTGCCACACGTCGACCATTCCGCGCCAATGCGCGGCGTCGTCGCCNACCAGCTCCCGCAGAATCGCGAACATCGTTTCGGGAGAATCGATTTCGACCGGCCCACCGCCGAAGATCGTGCCTGCCATTACAGAACCTCCACTGCTGTCACCACAGCCAGACCAGCCGGTATGTTCTGGAAGAACACCANCCTGTTCCCTGTCTCCATNCCGACGCCGATATGCCTGTGGCCCGCCCCGTACTGCGATGTTGTCTCGGTGAAATTCAGTATCTCAATCCCGTTGCGCAACAATCGATGTGACCGAACATCGCCGCTGTCGCCGATGTGCCACTGAAAGTGGTCGCCTGCCTTCGGATATCCNTTCCACGTCGGTCCGATATTGATCACCGAGCCACCCACAACCGCCTGAATCCGTATTGTGTCCCAACCTGATCGGACACGAACATAGTCGGTGAACCCGTTCATCCTCGCGAGGATGTAGGTGAACGCGTCGTCAAACAGGTACGACTGCGGCGTGCTCGCCAACACCCATTCCAGAATGCAGTTGTCGGTGGTCANCGAGCCGCCNGTGTAGCGCGCCAATTGCGTTCTGTTTCCTGCGCCTGATGGCTTCCACACCAATGCGCCGTTCCCGTTCTGGCCCATATTGCCAGCGCCGCCACCAAAGCTTGTCACATCNAAGTTCGGTCCGGGGCTGTTCGAACTCGGACCGTTGAACGTGAGAGTGATTGTGTTAGCAGCGCTTTCGAGCGCGCGGACCCGCGCTTCCAGCATCGCCAGACCGGACTGCGCGCCGGTGCCGATGTTCANCAGCCCGAGAATCACGTCCTTGATCCACCCGATAGGCGTGTTCTCNTCGAGCCATTCACCTAGGTTGTGGAACGCGTTGTAGATGTTGTCGGGTATCTGCTGAATCGACTGCCAGAACGAATCAAGCTGGGAGACAAGACCTTCGATCCACGNCNTCTGAATTTGCTGCGCCTTGCGCACCCAGCACTTGTCGAACTTGATGACACCGCTCGTCGCGCTCGACGTTACGTGAAGCTGCTGAGCGATCATGTAAACGCCTGCGGGAACGGTGAATTCACCTTCGAGCTTCTTCGACCAGTCCGTCGAATTGCCGGACGCGTCGAGCTTGGCCACCAGCTGTGTCGACACCGGCGAGCCGTCTTCGAGGTATGTGTTGACCTCGACCCGCGCAACATCCTCACCCTCGACCCCGGCATGAGAAACGTAGGCGCCCAACAGAATTTTCTGCCCCTCGCTCACCGGGATGAAGTTCGACACCAACACGTGGTCTTCACCGTCACACGCTATTGCCGCGCAGCCGACGCCATCCTTGCCGTCCTCGCCGTCCCAGTAGAACCCGCCACCATCGACAGTCTCCGGCGCGTCAAAGTCAGGTTCTGCCAACAGATTCGGCTGATTGTCGCCGATGCTGTACAAGCTCACCTGCGGAAGCCATTGTGGTCGAACCCAACTGAACAGCAGGTTTAGGAACGGGCGCACCATCAGTGTGATGAACTGCCGTGCAGCGTCGAGCGGGTTGAACGATGGATCGTTGAAATCGATGTTCGCCAAGAACGACCGCATATTGTTCACATACGTGCCAAGGTCGTTCAGGTCGCCGTCCTCTTTGCCCGTCAGAACCTCGACCAGATCACCGATGCCCGGCCAATCACCTATCTGATCCTGTAGGTTCTCTGCCCATTGCCGGAGCTGGTCGGTCGCCGAACCGGCGCCGGGAACGAAGAACCCGGTGATCGACTTAACAACCTCCCGCACAACTAGTTCGATGAACTGCAAACGGCGAGCACGGATTTCGGCGTCGCTGAACAGCGCGCTACCGCGCGGCGGCTGCGGCTGCTGCGGCGTGACGTACCCGATTGGCGCACCGGGTGGCGTAGTTGGCGTCGACGGATAAGCGGCGCCGTCAAAAAGTGGAAGACTCATGGTCACCCAACAGGAATCAACGCAACAGCGAACGCGGTATCGGGCGAACCCGGCGTGGACCACGGGCTAGACGACGGCAATTTCTGTTCTGCCACAAGGTGAACCGATGCCGTGTTCCCGGCGGCCACCCGTGCGTAGCTGCTGATTGTTTCGTTCGCCTTAAACGTCGGCATCAACACGGTTGGGATGCCTGCCTCGTTCGCGCCTTGAATGCCTCGCGCATAGCCGAGCTGCGCGCCGCTCGACGAATCACCCAGTCGCGCAACAAGATCAACGCGTGTCGGTGTGGCACCACCTGTTCCGGTCACGATGGTTGAGCCGAACGGCAGCGGAATGTAGTCGCGCGGCATCGCGGGAATATTGATGGTAGTCAACACTTTTGACGACGCGCTCGCGAACGAGGTGGCATCGATTGTGCCAGAAGCGATCACGGCGCCGAGCTGCGGCGGCACGAGGTGGAACTTCTCCGACGTGTTGTCGTACGCCACTTGATAGCCGTCGGTCAGCGCGCCGGGAGCCGGTGACGTAGCGTCGAAATCCTTTGCCTGACTGATTTTTTCGACGCCTGACTCTCCGGGCGGGCCGCCGGGCAGGAAGAACTTCGCAGCATACTTCGACGGAAGCCCCGGCCCACCCTCGTCGACCAATATGTACTCCGGATTCTCAGCCGGTAGTTCCTCGTTGTGCGGCACAATCTCGGTAGTGATCGACGTGAACAACGGCGGATGCCCCGGCTCACCGGTCGACATGAACGGCAGCGAACCGACGCCGCCTTCCGGCGTGATGATGATGTACGCGACACCCGATTCCTCATTGAGCGCGTTCACCAATTCGATTGTGGCGTTGGTGATCGTGATGTTGTTGCCGTTGATTGAAACGCCCATTCAAAATCTCCTATGTAGTACTGAGCGTAAGCGCGTTGATAAGTTCGGTGAATCGCACAATGTTGCGATACGTCTTGACGACAGCCGGTTCCTCAGCCTTGCCGTCACCTATCTGCGTCTCCACCTTCGTCTCGTTCTGATTGTCCGTAATGACAATATTCTCAACGAAATCCGTGTAGACCTTGCCACGGCGGATGATTGACGCCATACCACCCGGGAACAGGTCACGCCCAACCTCGTACGGGTACCCGTTGTTGAAGTGAACCTGCCCGGAGACGTAACCCCTTGTCTCCCACTGCGCCCGCTTCATCGCGATGATGCCGTCGAACGAGTACGCGGTGTGATTCGTCGGATGGAACGATTCGGGGTACGCGTACGGGCCAGCTTTGATCCGGCGATCCATGTTGTCGCTCAACGCAAATGCGAACAGCACATCGTTCAGCAGCCCGTCGAGCAGATTGCTTGGTATGCCGCTGAACCCGACGACGATCATCAGCATGTCCAGCAGCCAGGACCACATCGCGTTCATCAAATTGTTCATCCACGCAGGACTTTTCCCGCCGATCACCGTTCTGTACGCAAGTGGATGATGGTGCGCAATCTCTCCCCAACAGCCGCTCAGCGGATGATCACAATTGAACAGCGCCCACGGCTCCGTCCAATGCAGCCCGAGCACCGGAGCAATGTTGAATCCTTCCGGCTGCGGCAGCCCCTGCGGATTGAGAAATGGCTTCGTGATTTCGCCAAAAACCGTGTCCTGCAAATCAACTAGCGTGCGGAGAATACCGTCGAGGAAAGTGCCCGTTGGCCCGACAAACCCCATTCTGTCTTTGACGTCGACGACGATGGTCGGCACGGTAAGCGGGAATAGCATCCCGTCCTCCGGCTGCGGGTCGCCGGGACGCCACAGCTTGACATCGACCACCAGACCGTTGTCCTGCACTATCTGATCGATCAGTTCGTAGAGCTTGTCCATCCTCCACGTCACCGACACGACAGGTGAAGTGTCCGTGAGGAAGTCAAGCGGGCGTTGCATCACATAGATCGGCGTGCGCAACATTCTCATCACGTCGGTGATGTCGAACTTTCCGTCGGGTCCGACGATATCCCGCATCAAGAACGTGCCGAGCCACGACCGCCAATCAAGGTTCAGCGACGCTAGGTTGTTCACCAAATCCCATATGCCGGACTGCAATCGGAAAGTCTGCGTCGAAATCAGCCACTTGCACACCTGAATCGCGGTGCCGATAGCGTAACCGCGTGGCGGAAACTGAACCTGGATCGGCAGCAGAAAGTTCGGCCACGCAAGGATTTTCATGAGCCATGCGCGGTCGCCCTCAAGTTCCGCCACCACGGTGTCAGGCTCGTTCGGGAACCCGAACCTGTCTTTCGCCACCTTAATCCGACCGGACCACAACAGATTTCCGATTTCAATCGTGATCGGCACAACCTCGTCGTGGCAGCGCAGCGCCCAATCAGCAAGCGGGTCATCGCCTTTGAGTGTCAGCGAGCCTGTCTCGACGAGGAAGCGCGGGAACGCCGCGTTGAGCTGTATGTAGTCGTTCACCTCGCCACGCGGACGGTAGAACTTGTCGTAGATGGTGACGAGAATGTCTGTGGGAGCTGCCATTTCGACAGCAGCCATCATGTCTGCGGCACTCACCGCGACTCGCGCGTCACCCTGAAGCTTTCGCTTCAGTGTTTCGAGGTCTGCTATCTCTACTCTGGCCATGTCCGCAAGGGTGTCAGCGCGGCAACGATTTTCGACTCAGCGGTGCCATTGACAATCTCCACGGCTATCTTCGCCGGTGTGGGCGGCTCGCCAGATGGCTTGGGCGGCACCGGGTTTGTGAACCTGCCCTTGAGCAAGTGGTACATCTCTCCCTGTGGCGGCAGAATGCCGAACAGTGACTCGAACCATTCGAGTAATGGCGGAACATTGTTGTTCGTCGCGAAGCTGATCAGCTTGTCGATGAAATNCTGTACCGCGCTCAGCTCTTGCTCCGGCTGGTCCGGCGACAGGTCGACGACGCCGCGCAGCCGTGGAAGCGTCGTCAACAACGCAATCTGATTCTCTCCCAATGGNCCGAACTCGACGAACTCGCTCGAACCCGGTCCGTTCGCGATGCGAAACGTGCCGGGACCGTACACCAGATAACGCGGGTAGCCTTCGATGTCACCGAAATTCGTCACNGTGACAAAACCCTTTTGGGTNACAGACACGTTGTCACCGGCCTCAAACGCGTCAACCGACGGCGGAATCGCCTGCCCACCAATCAATTCCCGCGTACCGACACGGGCACCGAACCCAACGCCACGATTGCTGGCCCCGATCACCGAGCCGGTGCCCTGCTCGACGTACGAGAGCCGCGTGAACCGGCCACGCTTGACCTCGAACTTTCTTTGGTTAGTTGGTGTTCCGCACACCAGTGTCCAATCCTCCCACCACTGCGGAGGCACCAGCAGCGGCACGCGCTTCATCACAGTCTCCACACCACTGTTGAAGCGCGACAACGTAACCCAATGCCGCTCAATCGTCGCACACACAGCCGTCGGCGCATCGTCGTTGTCGTCCATACGACCCCAGATACGCAGAAATCCGTTGTGCGGGAACGGCCACTCCCAGATGTCGCCGAGATTGATTGTGATTACTTGATTGTCGGTGCCCGTAACACCCGGCGAGCCATCGGTGTTCGTCGCCACGGTCACCGAACCCTGTGTGCCGTCCGGCGTGAGATTCGACCCGTCCGCTGACGTCGAGATGTTCTGGAACGCCAAGTCACCGAGAAACGTTACGCGCCAAGGGCCGCCGTTCGGCCCGGTGACCTCGACATTACCCTCGCCGACGTTCGGTAGATCCTCAATCGCCGCCTGAACATCCTCAGCCGACGCATCGAAATCGATTGGGTCGGTGGTGACGTTGTCAACAGTGAAAGTCCAGGTGCCGCCTTCATATTCACCGTTGAAACCGATCACCTGCACCTCGTTGAGTCCGAGCAGACGATTACGAACCTCGACCTCACCGCTGCCCGGGAAGAACATCGCGCGACCATCCTTCACACCGAATTTCGATGTACCGTCACCGATGTACGTCTGCTTCCACTGCGGACCGAGAGAGTCGAAATCGTCTGCGCGCCTGAAACTGTCGCGCCGGTAGTTGTACGAGAACTTGAACACCGACACCGAATCGGTGCCGCGCCAGAACCCGTCATCGTTGCGCACGGTCCACGTGTACCTCTGCCGCAAACGCCTCGCCTGAGCGCGGAATTCACGCTCCGGCGGCGTCTTCGACAGGCGGACACGCGCAACCCACCTGCCCATATCCGGTGTCACATACACCAATTCGCCGGTCCGCTCCGGCGAGAACGANTCGCGCCATTCCCGCAGTACCCGCCGAATCGCCGACGCAGCCAACTCCGGCTGAACAGGATTGGGCGGCACGGTGACCTCGACCTGTAAGTCATACTCGGCGGGGTCGTAAACCGTGCGCTGATACGTAACNCCGTGCTGCCGTGCGCCTTTGCTGTCGATCAGCNTGAAAGTTGGTGTCAGACCGGCAACCCCGTCCACGAGAGCCACACCCTCTTGCACGCCAAGCTGAGGCTCAAGGCCACCGCTCAGACACCATTGGATCGTCCTATCCGGGCTGACATACAGCACCAGCGGCTCAAGNCGGCTCTTCAGAATCTCTATGCCGCGCCGCGTAACCCGTCCAGGTGGATACGTTTTCACCAGCTCATCCCCGCACCGTGAGCATTAACCTGCCGCTGCACATCGGCGGCTATCTGCTGACCATTGTCCTGACTCGACACGTTCATCTGCCCGATCAACGGCGCATTGCCACGCTCGCCAGAACCGTTGCCATTGTTGACATTTGCGAAGCCCTTTTCAATCGCCTTGGTGATGTCCTGCATCGGCACCTCCTGCTGCCCAGCCGACACAGCCAATTGCGGAGCAGCACCAGCCATAGCACCGGCGATGCGGAACAACCAGTTCTGCGACAAATCGCCAAGCGCAGAACCGTTGGGCAGGAACGTTTCTGTAACCCCCTGCACCCCGATACCGGCGGCCTGACCGGCGAAACCGATTGTGCGATTGATTAATTCCATCAACATTTGCGCACCAGCAGCCGCAGCCTGCCCCGCGATAGCCCCACCCGGTCCGGCGCCAGCGGCAGCCCCGGCAACACCAGCACCAGCACCAGCAGCAGACAGCGCACCACTAGCCATTCCCATCAGCCCGCCACCGAAGCCACCGAAGCCAGAGCCAGCTGGTTGCCAAACGCCTTGACCAGGCGAACGGCCTTGCGGCTGAACAGGAATCGACTCAGAGAACCCAACGCCCGGCAACAGCCCCATAGGACCACCCATGCCGTGCACCGTGCCCTGCGCGATCAGGTCACCGGCGCGCGAGTACAGCGGCGACCATGGTTGTGCCCCAACGGAAGTCAGCGGGCCACCTTTGCTCGTCGCCGGTAACGCCTGCTCAATCGGCAAATGCCGGTACTTCTCAAGTTGATTCAGATACGCATACGTGTTCGCCACAGGATCGTCGCGCCACGACGGATNAATACCGCCTTCCATCGCGAACGCTGGCTTCTGCTGAAACAGCCCGATCACGGTGTGCTCCGGACCCGTACCGCCTTGCGGCCCACCGGAAGCGGACGGGTTGAGGCCGCTTTCGCCCAGCGCATACGCGACTATCGATTGCGCTTCATGATCGCTGTAGCCGCGTGCGCGCGCCATCTGGTAGATCATGGCCGCGACGCTCGCCGGATCGTTCGGGTTGACAGCCGGAAACCCTGCTCCGCCACCGCTAATCTGTCCCAGCGCGCCTCCCAATGACAAACCGCGTCCACCGCTCGGGATCGGCGGGGCAAGCATGCCGATCAGCCCCTTGCCCGGCTCGCTCAGCCCGGCCTGCGCCATACCTATCTGCTTGATCGCCGACAACTGCCCCAGAAGCGGTGCCGCAGCGAGATTTGCGATGAACTTGACAAGGTTCTCAGCAAGACCGGCCAAGCCTTTGGACAACCCGAAATCGGCGTCGAGCACAGCACCTATCTGATCCTCGACGGCGGTAGCTGTGTTGGCAACCTTGTCATTCAGCTTCTTCCATTCACCCTGCTGCGCCTCGGCGAGGTTGCGTAGCGACTCGTCGAGCGCGCGCCGTTTCTGCGCCACATCGTTCTCGGCGGCGAGCAATTCGCGTTGTGTCGCATTGCCTTTGGCGCGAACCTCCAACAGCCGAAGGTTCGCTTCCTCAAGGGCTTCCTTCTTCGACAGAACATCCATCTCCGCGCGCCGAACCTTGTCGGGGTCGACGACGCGAGTACCGCCGGGTCCGAAATCCGTTGAGCCGAAATATGGTTGGACACCACCCGGCATGCCGCTGCCGAACTGCAACGGCCCGTTGATCGCAACATGCACATGGTTGGTGTGGTCGCCAGCGTTGGCGTAGGTCGAGTCCGGCGTCGGCTGCCCACGGTAGACCTGCCTGCCCGAGAAGCGCGGGTCGTGGTAAATCAGTTCTGCCAGTTGAGGTCCGAACTCTGCGCGCAGATACTCGGCGAACGCCAGCATGTTGTCGGTGTTGACGCCGCCACCCGGTGGCGCGAAATCCGCTGCCATGCCGGTCGAATGGAACGAGCCTGTATCTCCCGGGCGCAGACCGGAAGTCATTGTCAGACCGAACTGTTCGGCTATCTGCGCGATACGCAACAGGTCCGGGTGAACCCCTTGCGCGGTTGCCGGAAAATTCATTGCGCCAGAACCGATGTCAATCGGCAGGTCGACCTGCCATTCGTTCGGATCGAAGTACGGTGGCGGCTCGGAGTCGCCACCACGGCCCTTATCCGGCATAGTGAATGGCACGCCGGGTCCGCGACTCGGTTTCGGTCGCTTGAACACATCAGGTGCCTCGCCGACCGGCACCAACGCGCCCCCCTGCGCTTGATCGAAATCGACGTTGATCTTGATGCGACCGTCGGGCAGGCTTTCGACAGCAATCCCCACATCACGCAGTCGGTCAATAACCTCCTGCGAATTGTCATTCAGAACAACCTGTTTCGTCTCGGGGATCAGTTCGATGCTGTCCTTGATCTCGTTGTAGAGCTTGATCCGCTCGGACTGCATCTCGGCGTCGGCGGCAGCTTTATCGGTGGCTTCCGAAATGCTTGCGCTCAACTGCGGCAACGTGTCAAATGCCAAGTCGCTCATGAACGAACTCAAGTCGCCGAACGTCGACGACCATTCCTGATTCCGCTGAATCAGGCCGTCCAATGCCGTATTCGCCTCAGCTGCACCACGTTTCAGCGCCTTCGCCCAGCCGGGAAGCGCGGCGTCGGGAATCTTCGACATCACCGTGTCAACAGCGTTGACAACGGTGTCGACAGCCTTGAGCACATGAGCAACAGCACCGGCGCTGACCGACACAGCCCGCAGCAGCCCCGCCATCCAAGCCGAAATCGATCCTGCCGCAATGACTCCCGCCTGACCGACAGCGCCGAAAAACTCAATCAGTTCAGGCTTGTACTCCTGAATTTTCGTCAGCACACCGTCAAGCGCCTCGACCATCGTGTCGCCGCTGGCGTTGGCGATGCCTTCGATCATGTCGTAGAACTCAAGCTTGATGCCGTCCAGCGTGTTCGACAGGCCCTCAACCACGCCCGGCAGGCCCGCAACCTGCGCTTTCGCCAAATCCGCTGCGTGACCGGTCTTTTCGAACGATTCCATCAGCGCGTCGAACTTCTCGACACCCTCACCCGCTGCGATCATGCCGCCACGAATGCCGCGCGTTCCGAAGATGTCGGCCATAGCACGTTGGAACTCAGCGGGATTCATGCGATCAGCGGCTTCGCCTATCTGCCGCAACAACTCTCGCATACCGACGAAGTTGCCCTCGGCGTCGCGTATCTGAAGCCCCATCTCCTGAATCGCCTCACCGGCAGCCTTTGACGGAGACGCAAGCTGAATCAGCATGGTGTTCAACGCAGAACCCGCTTCAGCGCCCGTCAGGCCAGCGGAGTGGAACGCGCCAAGCGTCGCCAGAACCTCTTCAACGCTCAGCCCGAACCCGTGCGCCGTGGTGGCGACGTTCTTCAACGCGTCGGCGTAGCCAGCCATGTCGCCCGGCGCGCCGGTCACCGTCGCGGCCAGCAAGTCCGCGACGTGCTGCGCTTCGCGCGCGTCTAGCGAAAACGCTTGCAGCACAGACGATTGAATCCGCGCAGCCTCAGCTGCATCCAGCTGCGCCGCTGTCGCCAACTGCATCGAACCACGAGCCGCATCCATGGCGTCTTGCACGCTCATGCCGCCTTTGACCAGCTCAAGCATCGCCGTAGCCGCCGACGCTGCCGTGGTGCCGACAAGGTTGATGTCCGAGCCGAGGTCTTGCGCCAGCTTGCGCATCGCGGCCATCTCCTGCTCGGAAGCCTTTGTCACACCTCGGAATTCGTTGATGGTGCGGGAGAAATCGATCCCGTCGTCAAGGACTGACTTGAAACCCTCGACAACCTTCTTCGCGGCGCGACCGGCGATACCGACAAGCTCATTTCCCAACAGCGCCAACGCAACACCGGCGAGGAACGCTCCACCGCTCGACTTGCCAACAGCCATGAAAGTGCTCACCGGCCCGCTGCGCTGGCTCATGAAACCTTCGGTGAATTGGCTGAACGATGCCGACGCGGACTGCGCAACCTGTTGTCCGAATTGCTGACCGGTACGTGCCGCCTGACTCTGCATACGGCGCGAAAACTCTTGCGCCGCACGCTCACCAGCACCAGCGAATGCGTTCTCGGCCTGCCGGGCGGCTTCCTGCATAGAACCGGCGTCAAGTCGGGTCTTGATGTCGATACCGATAGGCACTAGCCAGTCACCAGCCTTCCAACAGGTTTGCGTATATGCGCGAATGCGCCCAATTCGCCCTCAGATCGATTCTGATGGGCGAATTGGGCGCATCCAGTGTCATCTATGCGGGCTACCTCCTGCGTTCCCGCTCAGCGCGTTTGGCGGCAATATCCATCTCCTGCCGCTCCCACACAATGCTCAACAGGTCGGGAGACCCGCCAGCGGCCTCAAAACGGCGGTACTTCTCTTCACCCCAAATCGCGATGAGCCGCAAAGCATCTCGCGAGTCGGGCAACAGAACGCCGTTGCGCCGCAACGGAAGCAGGAACAAACCGTTCTCGTCCTTGTCGCAATCCTCAAGCGACTTGTCAACAGCGTCGATCCGGCGCTGCACATCAGCCGAATAGAACTGNTTGTAGGTGATTCGGTAAACCTCGTCGNCGANACGGAAGTCGTAATGCGGCTGAAAGCCAAAGGCTTCCGCCAGCTCGTCGACCGCCTCGTCGAGCGTCGGAATACCCCGAATCGATTGACGCACTTCAGGTTTCAGTTCCTGAACCATGCTGACTGTGTTCCTCTCAATCTTCGATGTCCGCCATATCAAGCGGCCTGCCGTACGCTTCCGCCAGCAGCATCGCGCGGGCTTCCTTCATACGCCGTCGCGACTCTTTCTCTTTGCGTTCCCGAAGATCGGCGGAGACAACCGCGCGAAGCCAGGAACGCTCCTGAGTCATAATCAAACCCTCTACGAGAACGAGGAATTCGCGGCTACTGATCCTGCCGGTCAACCAGTCGCCGATACGCACGCCGCAGAAATTCCGAAGATCGAACTCAATCTGCGGCGCATAGTCGAGCCAAATCGCNAATGCCTCAGCGACTTTTGGGGTCGGCGTTCAACCTCGTCGTGAACTGATGCCGCATACGGTTCCAGACAATCTGAATCATCCCCGGCGGGCCACCGGCGTCAATCCAACGCTGATACTTCTCGTCTCCCCACACCGCGCGACCGATGTGCTCGTCGAGGTCGAACAGTTCACCCTTGTAGGTGCGCGGCTCCTTGTATGCGCCAACGATTGTCGTGTAACCGCCTTTGCCGTCGGATATCTGAATTTCCTCGCGGTCACACTCGGCGTACATCTGATAGACCTTGTTCAGCCGTTCACGCGTCTCGGCGTCAAGCAGTTCGCGGTAACGGATTTCGAATATCTCGCCGTTCAATTCGATCTCGTCGCAGATATCGAACCCGAAGTACTCGGCGTTCTGCGCGAGCGCNTCTTCGAGACTGAAGCGTCGCCGCTTATCGCTCATGGTGACTGTGTCCTTTCTCGAAATCGACTGTGTACGACTGTGATTGAGGCCCACCGGGGAGGGCCACAGTCAAACCCTCCCCGGTGGGAGACTTCAACCCGCTACGGGCCAAGNGCGGTAATCTCGTTGGACGGCAACGAAACTGCCGACAGCTGATTCGTACCGGTGGCGACAGCGCGGAACTTGTAATTGTCCCCCGGCGTCAAGTCCTTGACGCTCATCGTCACCGTCGGACCGACGATTGACGGCGTGCCGTCAAGGGACGCCTCCACCCATTCCAGCGGATCGTTCGCCGTGTNCGCCTGCTCAAGCACATAGGTGAACGGATCGTTCTTCCCCACAGCCTCAGCGAACGACACCGTAGCCTTGCCGCCAGCAACAGCGGAAGCTGTTGGCGCAGAACTGAACTTCGGATAACCGCCCAGCGCGCGCCACGCCGAGCCGTCGTANTGTTCCAGCACAGGCTTGTTCACGTACGGGCACGGCAGCACCATAAACGTCATGCGAACGCCGGTGCCTTCCTTACCTTCTCGCGCCCACTTGAACTCGGCGACGTTCGTCTTCGCGGCACGCGGAATGGTCCGCGCGAAGCGATGCTCACCGTCGAAACCGAACAGAATAAACTGCCGCTCAACGATTGTCGCTTCCATAGGCTTTGGAATCGTCAGGTTCGCGGTACCNACGTCGGGCACACTGACGAGCGGGATTTCGTTGACCAGATAGCGCACCAGTGGTGTCATTTCCAGNGCGACAATCTCGAACGTCTCACCCTCGCGAGTGATGTCGACGCGCGCTGGCCGCAGGGACTGCGCCACCGGGACTTCCTCCATATCCATGTTCGGATCGAACGAAATCCCGTCTGCGCCAAGCATACCCACATGGTAGAAACCGAGATTCGGCCCGTCGGCGGTCACCAGCAAGTCTTTGCGGACCTGACCGTCCTTCGCGTAAGGCGTGAAGTACCCGTCATCGCCAAGCCCCGCCGATGGATCGGCGAGATTCGTAGACGACTGAAGATAGTCCCGCACAAACACATCGGTGATGATGCCTTTGCGCACAGCCAAGGGGTTGATACCCGGCTGCAACACTTCGGCATACGATCCACCAGTATCAGGCAGAGCCATATCATGCTCCCTCGTGGTTTATGCCCGCTGTGCGAAACAGCTGGGCGTCCAACAACTTTGACTGTGTGAAACCTGGTGCGCAATCATTACGCAGCTTGATAGCGCCACGAAATGTCGTACTCGGTGACGAACTGTTCCACCGAGCCNTCCTCGCTGTACTGCACCCATTCGGTCGCCGTCTTCGTTTCCACGGTGTCCGGCATAACAACCGTTCCGTCGGGCAACACAACCGATTGCTGCGGCATCAACGGAGGACCGAACGCAAGGACACGCCTATGCACCAGATCAGCTGCATCCCTTGCGTTTTTGACCGCCGACACACCATTGCGGGCTACATCGAACACGTGTACCGCGTACACGCCGCGATAGGTGAGCTTGTCGTCGGACCCACCCGGCATGAGCCGGACCATTGCGTACGGATAGCCAGCGCCGGGAGGCTTGGTCGCACCAGCCTGAACGACTTCACTAATCCACTTAATAAGTGCCCCAACGCCATCCGGCGCCTTCCACGGCAACAGAAGCGGATCACTCATCGTCCATGTACCGCCCCTCACACCCGAACTGATCCGCCACTTTCGCGCGAATCGCTTGCGGATCGGTGTGTTTCGAGCCGTATTCGAGGATGTGCGCATGCCTTGCCTTGTTGATCACGCGGCGTACCGGTCTGCGCTTGCTGTCCGTGAACGCTTCCCGCTCGAACGACNNCACATACTCTCTGGTGTCGACCGGCGAGATCGACACCCAGAAGTTCTCGACGTCATCCGCGCGGGAATTCAGTTGTGACTCAATTTCACTGCCGTACTCGCGATAGATGTCGTCAACAGTGAAACCAAGACGGTCCAGCGCGTCGCGCAACGCTGGCTCGTCCTCCCACGACGCCATCAGGACTTCTTCTTATCCTCCGGCGCCGCAGCGGGTTTAGCCACCGGCTGAGGCTGCGGCGCAACTGACTGCACCGGCTCCACGTAGCCACTGCTCACCAGCTGCTGCGCCTCAGCGCTGTTCGGAATATCGATAACCTCACCGACTTTGCGGAAATGCTTGACAGACTTGCCATCTGCGGCAGTCACGACAACCGGAGCGATCACACGGTAACGCATCGTTATTGAATCTCCTTACCAGCTACGCGATTTGCGTTTGCTGCCTCTTACACATGACGGTGACCTTGAATAGCTGACCGGAAGCATCGGTGAACGGTCGCATACCGCCATCCACCTCATAGATGATTCCGTTGTGCTGAATTTGACTGTCCGCCTTGATAGCCAGAATGTCCGGCACAGGCGGGGCTGTCAGTTTCCATGTCTCCGACGCGCGGTCGGTCAACGCCACCTGCTCCTGAGCGTTTAGCGGCCTGAACCGAACGCCCGCAACGGTTTTCCATTCGCTGTAGCCGACCGGCACACCCCAATCGTCTGTTGCGGCGTTCTCGCCGGTCAGCCGGTGCCTAACCTGAATCGAATCGTTGAGCATCAGTGCGGCAACAGAATTCGATACGGCTCCACCAGCCGCTCATTGATGACTCGCTCAGCGAAATCACCAGCACGCGGGTCGAACCATTCACGCTTCACATCGTCAACGTCATAGCGCTTCAAGCCACCGACGCTCACATTGCCCTTGGTCTGCGCGAAGCGATCAACGGCGTCGAGCACGGCAAGCCTGAAATCCGCCGCGTCCTCNTCGTCAAAACCATGAGTCATTTCGACGACGATATTGCTGTAACCCATCGCCCACACGCCACCGCTGCGCTTACGCAACCGTACCGGCGTGCGCTTCCCGGCGTTGTACGCCGAAGCGACCAATCCGCTCACGTCGAGCGAATGCCCGTTTTCCTCAACGGATTTCAACTCGACGAGATACATGGTCGGCAACACGAGAATGCGTGAACCCTCCCCGTCGAAAACCAATGTCTCGTCACGGGGAGGGGTCACGTGCCATTCGCAGTAGTTGCGCACAGCCGCCAACGCGTAATCGAGCAGCCGCTGAGTCTCAGGGTCGTCAGCAGGCAGCCGATTGTTCGTGTAGTCGGCCACGTCCTGCGGGGTTAGTTCAGCCACAGCGGTTTTCGCGCTCCGACTAGGCCCGCTTCACCGGCGACGACGAAGCTCCGTTAGCCACCGCCACAGCCGACAATGTACCGCCGGAGCTAGTGTCTTCAGCGGTCACAACAACGCGCACATAGCGGAAACCGGCTGGGATATAACCGACTTCAGCCACAGCATCGTCGTCGTCGCTTCCGAACTCGGGCAGCTCACCCTGAATTCGGTTCTCCGGCACTTCTTCCCAATCGGTGCCGTTGTCCGATTCCTCAAGCTTCACCGAGTAGGTGCCGTCGGTGATGGTTCCGGTCTGGAACACGAACAGCACCGAATCGCGAAAAGCGTTCTGATTCTTCAGAAGATCAACAGCCGTGCCGTTCACATCGCCGTCGGCGGTAACGTTTGTGATCTTCAGCGCCTCGTAGACGAGAGCGTGAGTGTAGAGGGTATACCTCATTTAACCTTTCACCCCCAATTCACCCCCAACGATTTTCGATGACGAACCGCCGCCACCCTTGTGGTGCAGAGGTTTACGAGGGGCTGACAGAGACCGACGCTCGTCCGGCTCACTCGTCGCCGTCTCCGTCTTCGGCGCAGCCTTCACCGGCTGCGTACGCTGCTGCGCGCGCTCAACGGTGCGCTCAACAGTCTCGAACATCTTTTCCCGACCCTTGACGACCGAATCGTCGTGCTGCACAAGCGTTCCGCGCTTCATNACTGCCGTGGAACCATCAGGCCGGGTATATGCGAATGAACTCTTCGCTCGTAACACAGTCATGTTGTGTGGCAAGCCTTTCCGAGAATAGACAGGGAGGCTGAGGGACCGTTTGCCAATCCCTCAGCCTCCCAAAGGGACTAGGTGACGTTCAGCAGACGGAACGCGTTGGTGTTCACAACGTCCGCGCCAACCCGGTAGTAGGCGTACCAGCCGCGCTGCCCGGTCGGGAACCCGTTCGTGGTGCCGAACAGGTGCGGAATGAACTCGACAGCCATGCCGAGCCGGTCAGTGATCACGTAGTTCTCGAAATCGCCGAACACCAGCACGTAGTTGTCCTGCGACGTGTTGATCACCCCGTCCATGGCCTCAGCCTCAAGTGCGCTGCGGCCCAACAGCATTGCGGGACGATCAGCGGACAGGTCGGTCCACAGTGAGCCGCCGTAGTCCTCGTTGAACTGCCGAATCAGGTTGTAGATCAGGTTGTTCGCGAGCCACGCGGCGTTCGCGCGGTGCCGCGCGGGCAGCGCTCCCTGAATCTTGTACACATCGGCGAGATCAAACGTGTCCGTGGTGTCCGACGGCAGAACCACAGTAGCGCCAGCGGATTTCAGCTTGGTGATCAGGCCGGTCGGCTGACCCGAGCCGGTGCCGTTGATCAGCGCNTCGGCCTCAAGGTCCGTCTTGCCACCGGCAAGCAGACGACCGACCTCCTGCGCGACATTCGCCTCATCGGCAAGTGCCTCAATGGAAATCGGCACGAACCCGTCTGCCTTGTAGTTCGGGATCGTCGGCTGACTGAAGGTCGGCGCACCATCGGTGGCCTCGGATTCCTCAGCCGCCCAACGCCANTGGACATGCGACGAGGCAACGCCGTGCCACACATCGCCNGTCGCCACAACCTGCCGCGCAACCTGGCGGATGTCGTTGCGCACACCGCCGGACAGGATGATCAGCGTCGGGTCCAGCTGGAACGGAACNAGATAGCCACCCTTGGCGTCGGTCAGCGTGATCGACCGGAACCGGTCGACCTCAGCCAGCGCACGCTGTTCCTCAACGGTCAGCGTGTTCGCCCGGTTGCACGCCATCTTCGCCCACGCACGCATATAGGCAGGCTTCGAGGTATGCAGGATGAACTGCGCGATCTTCGCGTCGCGAGTGTCGAACTTCTCCAGCATATCCGTTGCGGCAGAACGGATTCGGTCGCTGGCGCCCTGCATCTTCTCAATCGCCGACAGCGCGCGCGAACGCAGCTCCTGCGACACATCGGACGGGTCACGCCCGAAAGTGCGAACCTCACTCAGATCCCACGGATCACGGAATCGGCAGTCCTCCACCGAATCCGGGTGCAGAATCGGGTCACGGTCGTACTCGTCGCTGCGCGAACCCGTTGTGCTGCCAGGAATCAGGCGCAATCCGCGAATCGACTTGTCCACGTTCTCGGCAGCCCGATTGATCCGAGCCAGTTCATGCTTGCGCTCAAGGCGCTTACGGTGCTCGTCGACCTCGTCGAACTCATCGCGAAGTTCGATGAAGTACGCCTCGTCCTCCGGGGTGAGGCGATCAAGTTCGTTGAGCCGCTGCATTTCTGCACGAATCTCATGCAGACGGTTCACGGCCTGCGAATGGGTCAGGGTCGGCCCAGCCGAGCGGCGCTCGTCGTCGTGACCCTGATCGCCGCCGTCATTGACCGGCAGGTCTTCAGGCATCGTTACCTCCGATTGGATTGATGGACATCAACACTTTTCGTGAACGCACCAGTTCGCGAGCAATCGTTGTCTTGGTAATACGTTCACGCGGTTGCGGTTTCGACGGGTGCTTACCGGCTGACAGGGAATCACGCTGGCGCACAGCGCGTTCGCGGTGACCCTGATCAGTGGATCGCGGCGCGTCACTACCTCTCGCTGAGGGCGACGACGGGTGCTCCCCGGCGGTGTCGCGTGAAGCCACTTGCGCGGACTGCTGTTCCGCGCTGGCCTCCGGCACCGTGGCTTGCGGCGCGTCGTCCGACCTCGACTGTGTTTCCCTGGACTTGCCCACAGCAGGCATCGCCCAAAGNTTACGTGCCAACGCAACGCGCGTCTCGGGATCNCGGTCAAGCTCCGCAAGATCGATCACCTGCTTGCCGCGAACACTCACCGACGTCTCGCTGTACGCTGGCCAAACCACCGGCCCCATCTCGGGAACCCGAAGCTCCTGCAACGTCCGAATCGGCAACTCTTCCTCCGGAACATCGCCGCTCCACGTACGTCGCAACTCGCTCAACAACTCGTCCTCGTCGCGAATTACCTTGCCGTCAGCGGTCTCCCACTTCTCACGCACAACCGAGAAGCGGAAACTCATGCCGCGCACAGCTTTAGCGGCGATAGCCTCCCGCAACGGCTCAAAAACAAGTGCCGGAATATATCAGCGACGATATGCGCACCACCCTCAGGCGCCAGCTCGGGGTCCACTTCCTCGCGCGCGAAACGGAGGTTCGCAATCGGGAACGATCCGATCAGCGGGTGGCGACCGTGGTCGAACTGCACAATTGGCGGATTCTCCCGGAACGACTTCCGCATCGCGCCGGGCGCAATACGTTCACGGAACACGCCTTCCCAGCTGTCGATGACAGTCATGCGATTGAACACAGCGCCGTAGCCGTCGAGGGTCCAGCCGTCGCCTTCGATCTCGCTATCGCCGTTGTCCCGCAACGCAAAAGGCGCCTGTCTGATACCGCTCCCCGCAGGGACCGCGCTGCGACGTTCGATCTCGCTCAACGGACAATCCTCCCATTGGTCGGGGCCAAAGCCCGATTCCGTTGCGGCTCATCATCATCCTGCTTACCCGTGCCCGGCTGCGAACCCGGCTCCATAAGCTGCACACTGGTCAACCCTGTGTGCTCAAGCAGCCGCCAATCCTGTGCCGTAACGGCTTTCACAACGGACTCCGGCGTGTATCCAGCAGTGATCAATTTGTTGATCGTCTCTGCCTCAATCTGCGCGATTTCGGCTGCATCCTTCTCGTCCTCGCGCAGGAACGGCACACCCGTGGCGTCGTACCACAGCCGGTGCATACCGCGCCGACGAGGCTTCGGCATGATGACTTCCAAGCTGCCAGCAGCGTTCTCCCACAACGGATGCATCGTCGCATCGGCGAACTTACGACGAGCCTGCCCGAAGTTCGAGTAGGTGGCGTTCGCCAA